GGCTGCGGCTTCGGCCTGCTGCTGCACCTGGGCGTATTGCACACGGCTATTGCGGATGGCTGCGTTCATGGGTTGGTCCTTGTTGGTCAGGCATGGAGTTCCAAGGCTTCTGCCTTGCGAACGATTCGAACTTGGGCGGTGCGGCGCTCCGGCGCGCGGCGGTCGCGGCGCATGGGGTTGCTGTCGTCGATCACCGCGTGCATGGTGATGAGGGCGACCAGGGCAATGCAGAGCGGGCTGATGATCTGTTGGCGCATGGCCTTGGTGACCGCCTCGATGCGCCGGCCGGCTTCCAGCTTGAACAGCGCTGCCTCGATCCGGTTGGCCACGGTGCCAGGGCTGACCGACATCTGGCGGGCGATTTCTTTGGTGGTGAGGCCTTGGGCTACCCACAGCAGTGCTTCGAGCTCACGGGGAGCCAGCGCCTTACCGAGCTGGCCAATCCATGAGCCGCAAGTGATCGTTTCCATGATTGTCCTCAGCAACCGCATTGGTCAGGCGCCAAGCGCGGGTGACCAGACCCACCGTGAAAGGTGGCCTGGCGCCTGCCAATGCGATCGAAGTGAAGGGAAGGGGTGCAGGCGGTGAGCGCCACCTCACCTGCATCTGGCCTGGCCGGATAGGCCCCGGATTCGCCTGCGTGTAAGTCGATTAATCTTTACTGTGGTGAGCCTTAACTTGCATAAGGCCAAAGGTGATGCGCTTTAAATCGGTGAAAACTGCATCGGGGTGTGATCTGCATGACGTTTGCCGCCCATTGCTCTCGCGCTGGGTGACGGTACTCAGATCACACCCCGATGCAGCCTGGTGATGGGGGACCAGGTGGATCGTGCCGTCTTTCCGGCTGTCTGGGAGTCAGATGATTGCTGCCAGTGTTCGCGTACCGTTGGCGTGCTCGGTGGCGATGTGCAGTGCTGGAGATGCGTACCGGCCGCGCTTGATTAAGCTGAATGCCTGCTGGAATGCCGGATTGGGATTGCCTTTGTCGTCTGGTGTCAGGCTCGAGCAGAGAAGGCCTGTGCAGTCTTCGCCGTTTGGCCCTACTCCGTCGTGACCAATATCGAAACTGGCGATCATCGCGATGCCTTCTGCCTTGCAGATCTCGATGATCTGAAGCATCAGCGGGCTGATTTGGCTGTCGTAGATTTCTTCTTTGTTCACGGTAATGCCCTCGGGTTGATTTCCCGTCTGGCCCTGTCGCCAAGGCCAGCCAGTGAAATCTGATTTCCGCTCCATGCTTGTTGCCGCGGCTATCCCCACCTGGCCGGGTCACACATTTCGTGATCGGTGTTATTCCCGGCTGGCTACATGGTTTGGCGTCCTCCCATGAGGGGAGTCCGGCAGCTATCCAGAGGCTGCTTGGCCGACGACTTAGCTTGTCCCGACCCAGGTAATGGCCTGGGTGCGTCGAGGTGGTCACGTCTGGTTGTGTAAAGAGCGGTGGCTGCCATAGCTGCCTATAACCTGTGTTATGGATCGAATAATAACTCAGGTTTTCTGTGTGTCAATAACTCAAGTTATAAATCCAGTCAGAAAAAAGCCCGCGATGAGCGGGCAGGTGTTCATGCTTCGGTGAATTCTCGCCATCCGATTCTGATCCGGCCTGACTCCAAGGCCTCTACTTTGATGCCTGAGGTCTCCTGCAGGTCGGCGATCAGTCGGCACCAGTCCGCAGGGGACTCGTCATGGTTAGGTCGAACCTCGACGCACTGCCTCTTCTGAACGTGTGGAGATGAGATCGCTTGTTGGATGCGGTAGCCGAGCCGCTCGTAGGACAGGGAAGGGGAGTGCGAGAAGGCGAGCTGAAGCATGGTGTGAAACTCCTTGTACTGTATGTGCATACAGTTATCCTGAGCGGTAGGATTTTTCAATACCCTGGAGAAGATTCTTTACCGTCGACTATTTTCAGCAGGCGAAAAAAACCCGGCAGGCGCCGGGCGTTAGGGGGGCGGAGGCGTTAGAGCTTGATCGTAGCTCTCACCACTACACCCACAATCCGGCAGCCTTCCAGGCACATCTCCGTGGGGTATGCTGGGTTGAGTGGCTTGAGGAAGCGTCGGCCTCCATCCTCAACCAATTTCTTGAAGGTCGCCTCATTGCTGTCGGCTAGCTTGGCGACCACCAGCTTACCCGGGATCGCTTCGGCTTCTGTATCAACCAAGATAAGCATCCCCTCTGGAATGCTCGTCCCGACCGGAGAGGTCATCGAGTCTCCCTTTACCTCCAGCCAGAATGCGACCCCCTTGGAGTCGTAATCTGACAGCTCATATCGGTCGGAGTATCCAGGCGGGAACGGCTCTACGGCCTCTGCCCACGCTCCTGCAGCAACCCAGCTGATCACTGGGTAACGGAACGACTCGGGCTGCTGGCTCACCGGTGCCACATTGCTGGCCTCCCGGCGCGGCCCTTCCCCTGACGCCAGCCATTCAGCAGTAACCCCAAGCGCCCGCGCAATGTCGAGCAGCTTTTTGGAAGTCGAGTTTCGACCGCTTTCGAGGTGCTGAATCGTGACCTGGCTTACCCCAGATTTCTCAGCCAGCTGCGCCTGACTGAGGCCCAGCGCTGTGCGGCGCTCCAGGATGCGGTCTTTGAGCATTTCGGAAGGTTTGTTCATGTCTGCAAGGGTAAAACACGCGTTATTAGCCATCAAATAACATGTGTTTGCCTTATCTATAACTTGAGTTATCATCGAGTGCACGATCCATTGAGGCACGCAGACATGCCGAGTACAGAAAGACCAATTGACGAGGTGGTGCGATTGGCCGGGGGGCAGGCAGAGCTCGCCCGCCGCTGCAATACGAGCCAGCCGCGCATCTGGCAATGCGTTCACCGCAACCAAAAGGTGCCAGCCGATCTGGTCATCCCCTTCGAGAAGGCTGTTGGCGGTCAAGTAACGCGCCATCAGCTCAGGCCAGACCTGTATCCCTCCGAGGATCAGGCAGCTTCGTGATGAGCATTATGCGTCTTGTTGCGTTGCGCCAGTAGATGACCGAAACACCTGCGAATCCATCCAGTAGCTGAATCGCAGACGAAAAAAAACCGCCTGGCAGGGCGGTCTTCTTGAAACAACATCGAGGTCGATTATGCACCGCACGGACGATGCAGGCAATACCACGCATTCCACGTCAGGTTTCGGCATCTCGCCAAAACTGACGCGTCAGGCAGTAAGTCATGGAGGGCGTTTGTAATGGCTCGTATCCGCACCATCAAGCCTGAATTCTGGACTAGCGAGCAGGTCATGGAGTGCTCGGCGATGGCTCGACTCCTCTTCATCGGGATCTGGAACTTCTGCGACGACGCAGGCAACCACCCGATGTCCCCCAAGACCATCAAAGCTCTCGTTTTCCCTGGCGACGACATCACTGCGCATGCGGTAGAAGGGCTGCTCACTGAGTTGGTAACGAACCGACTGATTACCCTCTACGAGGCGTCATCGAAGCAGTACCTGCACGTCAACGGATGGCACCACCAGAAGATCGACAGGCCTACCTTCAAGCACCCTGAATTCGTTGAGCCATCGCCGAGCGCTCGCCTAGAAGTCGGCGATGCCACGTCTAGCGGTGATCGAGGCCTCACCCCCGGAAGGGAAGGGAAGGGAAGTAATACACACTCTCCGCGTGAGCCGTTCGCGATGTTCCTCGATTGGATTCCTGACCAGGCTCAGCTTGAGGCCTACGCCAAGCGCTCTGGGGTGGCCATCGAGGAATTCTCGGAAAAGGCTATTTCGGGCTTTGTGGTCCATCACGACGCGAAGGGACTGGCCAAAACCGAGAGCCAGTGGATCGCTGACCTAGTCGGCTGGATAAAGCGCGACCTTGCGAATGCGGCGAAGGTCGTTCCTCTGCGGGCAGGTCCTGGTGGCCAGCAGTTCGACGACAGTGATACGTCGTGGATCGAGCAAGGAAGAGCCCAATGAATCCTGTCGCAGTTGTCACGCATGGCCTGTGGGCTAAGGTGCAGTCCGGTCAGCTCGTTCCTGCTGGATACGAACTACCCGATGAGGTGAAGGCCGAGCTCAACCGGAAGACGGCAGAGGTTATCAACGATCTGTTCCGTGACCTGCGCTCGATCTGCACCGCCTGGAAACAGGCTTGGCCAGACAAGGCCACCTACAACGCGTCCAAGCAGCAATGGCTTACCGCGTTTCTGGAGGCTGGAATCTGCAAGCCCGAGCAGTTGCAGTTTGGCCTGATGCGCTGCCGCCAGTCGGGAGCTCCGTTCATTCCGCCGCCTGGTGAGTTCATCCAGTGGTGTCAGCCGTCACCAGAGATGCTCGGCCTGCCGGCCTTGGCTACCGCTTTCCGTGAAGCAACCCGAAACGCCCATCCTGCAATGGCTGGCCGGGGCAAGTGGAGTCACGACGCGGTCTGGCACGCGGCAAAGGAGTGCGGCTTCGAGAACCTCAACAAGCTGCCGTCCGATGCCAGCTCAAAGCTGTTTGAGCGCAACTACACCATCGCAGTTCGGCGGCTTATGGCCGGCGAGCCACTGCAGAAGATGCCGCTGGCACTTCCTGCGGAGGTTGCCGTGCGCCGCACTCCGCAAGTCGGAAATTCTGCCCTGGCAGCCATGCGCGCCCGTTTGGCTGGGCGCTGATCAATCAACCTGCAAGGAGGCGTCCTATGCGCCAGACAAAACTGACCAAGGCCGCTCGCGGCCGGGAATGCCAGGTGCGCATTCCGGGCGTGTGCAACGGCAACCCCGAGACTACCGTCTTGGCGCACTACCGCCTGGCGGGCACCTGCGGCGTCGGCAAGAAACCGCACGACCTGCAAGGCGCCTGGTCCTGCAGCGCCTGCCACGACGCCTGTGATGGTCGCAGTCGGCCCGTGGATCGCGACACCGCTCGCCAGTATCACGCCGAGGGCGTCATGCGCAACCAGGCGCTGCTGCTCCACGAAGGGGTGCTGATCGCATGAATGCGCCCGCCATTCGCCCGTTCAAGGCCAAGCCGGCCCGCGCCAAGCCCGTCGACCGGGAAGGGCAGGAGCAGGCCGCGCTGATGCAGGAACTGCAGCTGCGCTACCCGCAGGCCTACAAGCTGATCTACCACGTCCCGAACGGCGGTCACCGCGTCAAGGCCGTGGCCGCCAAGCTGAAGGGTCAGGGCGTCAAGGCCGGCGTGCCCGACCTTGTGCTGCCCATGGCGCGCGGTGGCTACTTCGGCCTGCACATCGAGTTCAAGGCCATGCCGCCCTTCGATGCGCCGGTCTCGCCCAGCCAGGACGCCTACCTGCAGGCGCTCGCCGATCAGGGTTATCTGGCCATCGTGTGCCGGGGCAATATCGACGCCGTCGAGGCCATTCGTGCCTACCTGCTGCTGCCTGCCACGGTGGCCGCATGAGCGCGACCCGGGAAGTAAAGCTGAGCGAGGCCGAGGTTCGCCGGCAGGCTGCCGACAAGTCGGTGCGCGACCTGCGCGACCCGCGTCACCCTGGCCTGTACCTGCGGTTCTGGAGCAACCGCGAGCGCGGCACCTGGCACCTGGTGCGCGGCAAGAAGTGGGTGCCGGTCGCTCGCTGGCCTGACCTGACCGTGGCGGCGGTGATTGCCGAGCTGCCCGCGCTGCGTCAGCGTCTGCTGCGCGATCCGGCCACGGCGCCGGTAGTTTCCGGCATGACCACCGTGGGTCAGTTGCTCGACTGGTACGGTGACCGCATGGCGCGCGACCGCTCGCTGTCGGCGAAGCGCAAGGCCGGCGCCAAGTCAGCCATTGCCCAGCACCTCAAGCCGCGCCTGGATGACCTTGCCGTGGCCACAGTGAATGCCGATGCCCTGGACAAGCACCTGATGTGGCCGTGCCAGGCCGAGGTGTCGCTGTCCTACCTACGGCAGATGTTCGCGCTGCTGCTGACTGCCTTCCGCCAGGCCCTGCAGCTCGGCCTGATCGATCGCAATCCCATGGCCGGGATGCGCTTCAACGACTTCACCAAGGCCAAGATCCTGCCCAAGGCGGCCCGACTGCGTGACGTGCAGTTGCCAGACCTGATGCAGCAGCTGGCCCAGGCATTCGAGGAAGCCCCGGGTGACGCCATGCTGGCCCTGATGATGCTGGCCCACGGCACCCGGATCGGTGAGACCCGCATGGCGCGCTGGAACGAGATCTCGCTGGCGGCCGCCGAGTGGTTCATCCCCGCGGCCAATGCCAAGACCCGCACTGAACACCGCCTGCCGCTCACCGCCCAGGTGCAGGCGCTGCTGACCCGGTACCGGGCTATTCAGCAGGCCGAGGGTTACGAGGGGGTGTACCTGTTCCCGAATCGCCGGGGCTTGTGCCAGAGCGAGACGCAGGCCAGCAACGTGTTCAAGCGCTTGGGTCAGGGCGAGTGGACCAGCCACGACCTGCGCAAGGTATCCCGCAGCACCTGGACCGACCTCGGCATCGACGGCCACATCGGCGAGATGCTGCTGAACCACAAGCTGGGCAAGATCGCCAGCACCTACATCCACACCCAGGCCATGCAGCAGCGCCGCGCCGCGCTGGAGAAGTGGCACGCCTGGCTTGATCGGATCGGCTTTGCAGCCATCCACAGCCTTACCAAGGCCTTATTTGAAATTTCGCAGAATTCGCCGGAAGCCACAGCAGCCGTGGCACCGAACGACCTTACCGCATTTGTAATTAGCGAGGATTCGAAATGAGTATTTCCGAGCACGTCGCACTCGCGTTTTCGTGGACGGTGACAGCGTTCAAGCCTGACGCGCCTGCTTTTGATCGGTCGAAGGTCTTCATGGTCTGCATCATCGACTTCGCAGATCACAAGCGGCTCAGTGTGAGCATGATCGGCGGCGCTCGCTTCGAGGTGGACAGTCGAACTTTCCCCTACAGCATCGAATTGGCTGCCGACTGGCTGGTAGGTGGTGAATGAAGAAAAGCCACGGCCCAGCCTTCAAGAAGGCCGTGATCGAGCTGGTCGAGTGCCCTTTGTGCCGTGGGAGAGCGGTCACCAAGGGCTTGTTTCACGAACTGCCATGCGACCACTGCAACGCCTCGGGCTGGGTAGCGGCTGCAACTGGCGAGGCCCTGGCCCTGGATGAACTGGTGACCCAGCTCAGCATGAGGCTTCGGGCCGCGCTCCAGCAGATCGAGCGGTTGAAGAAGCCTCAGGCCACCGGCCCGGGTGCGCATTATCAGGAAGGCAACCGGCTCGGCGCCGGGGGCAGCAACTACACCGGGGATTGAGGGGGAAGGACATGATTTACAGCAGCGTACTCGCGGCGGTCGTC